GAAACAAGAACCAATAACTGATGAAGATTTAGATAAAGAAATCGCTGCATACAGTGAAAGGGCTGGCAAAAGAATAAACAAACTTGTTTACGAAAGAGAACAGGAAAAACAACAAAGAGAAAAAACAACTAAAGAAAAAGACGAAGCTGTTGAAAGAATCAAAACATTGATGAAACAAAATGAACAGCTACAGAAACAAGTAGATATAGGCTCACAAGAATTAAATAAATCTATATCACAAGGTGCTGATTGGGTCTTACAATTTGCAACTATGCAACTTGAAAAGGCTAATGAAGAAGGTGATCCTAAAAAGATTGCAGCAGCTACACAGCTTTTAACACAAGCACAGCAAGCCAAAGCAACAGCACCTACATATGCTCAAAGAGTAGCAGAAGCTATAAACTCTGGTCAGTATCAAGGGCAAACTAACATGCAACCAGCTCCAGCTCCTGTTCAAGAGCCAGAGCCAACAGAACAACAAACACAAGAAGTTGAAGATAATCCAGCACTAAAAGAATGGTTATCTAATAACTCATGGTTTTTAAATAACAAAAATAGAGACATGACAGCCTATGCAACATATCTTGAAGAAGAGTTTGCAGGCAGAGGGCTTTATCCTAATTCACCAAACTTTTATGATGAATTAGATAATGCTATGAAAATTAAGTTTCCAAATTTTTATGGAATACAAGAGACTACAGCAGTTGAGGCGAAAGCTCCTGTAGAAGAAGCACCTGTAATGAACAGACAAGCTTCACAAGTAGTTGCACCAGTATCGAGGACAACTGGCAAAACACCTCGTAAAGTACAGCTTAGTGCAGAACAAGTTAGACTAGCACGACAACTTGGTATTAGTAATGAGCAGTATGCCGCTGAATTATTAAAGGAGAATTAGTATGGCAGATGACAACAAAATTGTAGATGAGAATCAAACTGATTCTTCAGAACAAGTGCGTACCCCTAGAGGGCAAGAGAGCCGAGAGGCAGAACAAGCAGTTCAAAGCTGGGAAAATCCAGTTAATCTTCCTGCACCTGATCCACAACCAGGATGGGTCTTTAGATGGATTAGAACTTCCTTATTAGGAAACTCTGATACACCTAATGTGTCTAGAAGATTTAGAGAAGGATGGGTAGCCTGCAAAGCAGAAGATCATCCAGAACTAAAAATACTTCAAGACTATAATTCTGAATGGGCAAAGAAAGGGAACATAGAAGTTGCTGGACAATTACTGTGCAAGATACCTGAAGACGTTGCAAAACAAAGACAAGAATACTTTGATAAGCAAGCACAATCACAAATTGATACAGTAGATAATGCGTACTTTAAAGATAATGATCCTCGAATGAATAAAGAGGTTTATGAAAGAAGTAGCAAGACCACCTTTGGACGAGATAATTAAATTTTAGATTAATTTTATTTTTATCCATAGGAGAATAATATGGCACAAAGTAGTTCACCATTTGGTGCAAGACCTGTAAGCTCATTAGTATCATGTGCATATAACGATAAAATAGTCCATTATAAAATTGCTAGCGGATATAACACAGATATATTCTTTGGCGACTTTGTAAAATGGCATGACAACAACCCTAATACCACAGTTCAAAAGGACACAGGTACAGCAACGTTGACACCCATTGGAGTATTTTTAGGATGTTCATATACTGATCCAGTTTCAGGTGAATTTCGTCAGTCACAATATTACCCTGCTAATACAGCAGCTAGTGATATTGTTGCTTATGTACAATCTGATCCATTCGTAGTTATGCGTATGCAATGCGATGGTGTGGTTGACCAAGATGATCTTGGTAAAAACGTAGAAGTAAACCAAACAGCAGGAAGTACTGCTATTGGTTTGAGCAGAAATAACATTGATATTTCTACAGCAGATACAACTAATACACTTCCTTTGAAGATTGTTGACTTTGTTAATGGTCCAGAAGATGCTTTTGATGAATCTCATCCAGAAGTTTTAGTTATGTTTAATGCAGGACATCAATTACTTAACACAACTGGTATAGGATAATAGGAGATAATTATGGCAGCTATAAGTAGAGCACAACAGCTTCATCAATTACTACCAGGTCTTAATGCCCTGTTTGGTGAAGAGTACAATGGTTACGAAAATGAGCATGAGCAAATCTATGACACAGAGAACTCAGATAGATCATTTGAAGAAGAACTAAAACTTTCAGGATTTGGTGCAGCACCAGTTAAAACAGAAGGTTCAGCGATTCTTTATGATACAGCTCAAGAATCTTTCGTGGCTAGATATACACACGAAACTATTGCAATGGGTTTTGCAGTTACAGAAGAAGCAATGGAGGATAACCTTTACGTTTCTCTTAGCGGTAGATATACCAAAGCATTAGCAAGAGCAATGGCTTATACAAAACAAGTAAAAGCTATGAATCCTTTAAATGCAGGATTTACAACATTCAACTCAGGTGATGGCGTAACACTATTTAGCACAGCTCACCCATTGGTAAGCGGTGGTACAAATAGTAATAGACCTACAGTTGGTGCTGATTTGAACGAAGCTTCTTTAGAAGATGCGATTATTCAGATTGGCGGTTGGACAGATGAAAGAGGACTTAAGATTGCAGCTAGAGCAAAAAGATTGATTGTGCCTTCAGCACTTCAATTTGTTGCTACAAGACTGCTTGAGTCAGACTATCAGCCTGGTACAGCTAACAACGATGTCAATGCTATCAAAACTAATGGTGTTGTTCCAGAAGGTTACTTTGTTAATCATTATTTAACAGATGTTAATTCCTTCTACCTCATCACTGATATACCTGATGGTATGAAGCATTTTGTTAGAGCACCAATGCAAACAAGCATGGATGGTGACTTTAATACTGGTAACGTTAGATACAAAGCTAGAGAAAGATATTCCTTTGGAGTATCTGATCCACTAGGTATCTTCGGATCACCAGGAGCAAGTTAATTCTTGTAAGGGGAGCTTCTGCTCCCCTTTTTTTATTTACAATAAATTTTTTTAGAGTTACACTGAAATTATAATTTTGGTGTATTACTTAATACGCTGGTCCAAGGAGGACTGAAATTATGGCAAAATCATATACAAGAAGAAGTGAGTTAAGACGCTTACAACAGGATGTCAGAAAAGAAGTAACTGAGTTTCCTAAAGGTGTAATCAATAGTGCAAGTCCAAGATATTTTCCAGAATATCCTGGCAATGATCCAAGATTAATAGAAGAGTATTTTGATGACTTTCATAGTCTTGATCAAACAAATAGATACAAGGTCACAAAAGTAGAAACAGGTTCAGGTAATACAACTGTTATCTGCGATGATAGTCAAATGAAAATCGCTTTAGATGATGCAGCTAATGATGCTGCAGTTATCACAGTTAAAGACAATGATGGTACAGGAGTAATGAACTTCTTAGACCCAAGACAAGGTGACATTTTTTTCCAGACAAGATTAAAGATGAGTGCAGTAGATGCTTCAATAGGACTAGCTTATGGTTTAGCAAGCGACCAAACAGCTTTCCCAACTTTTGGTGCTATACCAGATAATGCAATGATGGGTACAATATCTATGTTTACCTCATTATCATTTTTAGCTGCATATCAAAAATCAGGTGGTGGCACAAATATGTGGTCAGCTGGAGGAGTAACAGACAATCATGGTATTCCAGACAAGCAAGGTGGTATTGATAATCCATTAGGCATTAATGCTGAAGGCAATAAATTTATTAGACTATCTATGGTTTGGAGAAATAGAGGAACAGCACAACTACCACAACCACCAAGCATTGGTGCACAAAATATAGATTCAAGAATAGAGTGGTGGATTGGTGAAGACAATCAAGATGATCAAATGATTTTAGCTGTATATCCAAATGCAGATGATATTATGGGTATGAATGCAGGTATGACACCTTTTATTGCAGTAAAAAATCATGGTGGCGGAGCAAGTAAAACTGTTGACGTAGATTATATTCATGCTGGAATTATTAAACCAGCAACAAGAATTAGGAGAATATCATAATGGCTATAAAAATTTATGAAGTAAGTGATGCAAAAAAATTAGTACTAACAACTTCAAATCAAAGCACAGCAGAAGCTAAGATAAAAGAAATTACTGATGAAGGTGCTGGTGTAGAAGTGGTGGTTGAGGAGTAAGTATGGCAGATTATTTAAGAGCATCTAGAAAAATTGGTAATGTACATTTTTCAAAAGGTGTAAACGATTCAGAACGTAATGATATTATAGGAAGAATGTTAGGTCATTTAGTACCTTACAAACAACATTCTTACTTTGAAGACTTTTTAGCATACGATATTGATGATTGGACAATAACTAAAGTTGAAGCAGGATCAGGAGCTGCAAGTTTATTACCTGTTGATGGTAGCGGTGGTGTTTTAAAAATTACTAATGATAATGCAGCAAGTGATCAAGTAAATATTCAGCTTGGCAATAATAGTGGAAGTAATGGTTCTTTCTTTTTTAATCTAGAGGAAAGTTTTTGGTTTGATTGCAGATTAGCATTTAGTGATATAAGTAGTTCTAGTATTGAAGCATTTATAGGAGTTAACACGTCTGACAGTAGTTTAGGAATCTTTGATTCTAAAGATTGTTTAGGATTTTTCTTTGATTCATTAGCTGGTTTTTATCCATTATTTGTTACATCTAACTTTTCTGATGGCGGTAACTTTGAAGGTAACAATGCTTTGTTCGCTTCTGAAAATATAGGTAATGGAGACTTTTTTAATCTTTCTTTTATATGGAACTCTAAAGAAAGAAGTATCTCTGCTTTTTTAAACGATAAACTTTTTTCAAGAAGACGATTTAATTTAGAAAATGATGGTAGCACACTAGATGCTTTGCCTAGACAAACACATGGTATGACACCAACATTACAGATTAAAAATTTAAATACAGCGACTAATTCAATGTCTATAGATTATATTTGGGTAGGTCAAGAAAGAAAGGGTAGGTCATAATGATTGTAGTATATGAATTAAATGGTAAAAAAATAAACGAAGAGTTTGCAGACTTAGCAGCTTTACAAGCTTGGATTGCAGAACAGGGGTCAGTAGAAACTATTGGCTTTACAAAAGGAGAGTAATAATGGCACTTAAATATGTTTTAAAAGAAATAGATTTTCCAGATGGTCAAAGAAAAGTTGTAAATACACAATCATTTAATATTGATGATGCTGGTCTTGCTGATTGGATTCAAGCAATAAAAGTAAAAGTACAAGATGAAAGAAAGTTTTGTGAATTTGGTAAGGAGAATGTATCGTGAGTAACGCAGTAGATAAAAGAGGAGCAAACTTTCCTAATGGTTTGAATAATTCTGAAAGAGGTTCAATTTTTTCAGGTTTACCTATAGGTTGTAATCCAGCAGATTACATTGTTTATCATAATGACTTTACAGACTTTGATGTTAATCAATGGAAAGTACGTAAAGTAGAAGCAGGTGGTGCATCAAGTACAGCAGCTATAAAGAATGTTAGAGGTGGAGCATTAGAGTTAACAACAGATAATGCTAATGGTGATCTAATTGCTTTATCACTTAAAGGTGATGCTGGTGGTACTACAGGTATAAATAGTTTTGAATTTAGACCTGATAAGTATTTAGCTGTACAAGCTAAGTTTAGAATTGAAGGAACTGGTGCAACTTTAAAAAATACAAAAGTTTGGATAGGTCTAGCTGACTCAACCAACTTTGATACAATGGCTGCAGATGCTGGTGGTTCTGTAAATGATTCTTTTGGTTTCTTTTGTTGGTCTGCTATTAATACAGCATTCCTTGGTACATTCTTTATGCACATTTGTCAGAATACTACTGTACCATTTATGACTGTTGGTAATGGTGGTGAATCACCAACAACTGATATTGATGTAAACAAAGACATAAGTCTGCATTTATCTTACAGAGAGAATAGAGGTTTAAGAAGTGCAGGCGATAGAATGGGTGGTGCAACAAAAAGTGTAAGTGGATTTTGGAGGTCTGCTTATCCTGACTTATTAAATTTAAGAGCACCATTCTTAAGTGGTTATCACAATGATATTTCAGGACAGATTAAAGGACCAGGAAAAAATAATTGGTACGTTACTTCTGTTGATCAAGCAGCAGGTCAACCAAGACCAACAGCTAATGTGCCACAAGGTTTAATGACCCCATGTATATTTTTAGGTAATGTAGCTAATGCAGGTAATCAAACTAAGTTAATTATTGATAGCTTTACAGTAATACAGGAGAGATAATGGCGACAAATTTTAATAAAGGATTTACAAACGTAGCTAATTCATCAGAACTTCCTAGTTCAGATTGGATTAAGAAAGAATGGGATTGTGCAAATCAAATATTTTTTGATGACTTTGATACATTGCACGCTAACAGATATCAAGTAAAACAAAGTGGTGGCGGAACAGGTGCTATCGTTAATGGTGAGAAAGATGGTGTTTTGAGATTAACAACAGGAAGTGGAGCTTCTAACTATACAGCTTTGTATTTTGCTGGAGATACTGGTAGTGCAACAGCACCTTTTGGAGCTTTAAGTTCAGGAGCTGATCCATTAAATGCACCAGATGAAGAAACTGATCTTTTTGTTAAAGTAAGATTAAAGTTACACAATGATGATTCTGCGACAAAAGCTTTGGTTGTTTTTGGATTAATTGATCCAGCAGCTAATTCACCATTTTTACATTTTGGTACACAAGCAATAATGGCAGCTGGTAAAACAGATACTGGTTTTGTTTTGGGTAATCCAGGAATATCAGGCAGAATTACTACAAGTGCTGACGAAACCATACCACCATATATGGGTACAGCACCAGGAACTATTGGTGATGGTGAGTATCATACATTAGCACTTGCTTACAAACGTGCACCACATGGTAAAGGTAACTGTACACACCAACAAGGTTCAAGTGGTGGAGCTAGAATCCTTCAGTTTTATTATGACAATCAAGTAATGCAAGCTGGTGCAGAAACATCGGCTGGTAGACATGTATATCCAGGTGGTTCTATATCAAGTTTTATGAAATGGAACAATTCTTCTACATTTCCATTAGTATCACCATCAACAGGTGGTTTATCATTAGTAGTAGGAGCATTAAACAATACTGTAGGAGCAGCTTATAGTCTAGATATAGATTATGTTATGGTGTCTGCAGAAAAACCTAAAGGGAGTTTATAATGGCATATTTAGTAAAAGTTTATGATAGTAAAGGCAGACTTGTAATAGATAAATCAGTTGCAAATGCTGATGCTGCAAGAGCAGAAATTGATAGTGTGTCTGGAGAAAAATCATTTGAGGTAGAGGAAGAATAATGGCAGATGCAGTAACAACACAAATAATTCAAGACGGACCAAAAAATGCTGTAATTAAATTTACAAACATTAGTGATGGTACAGGTGAATCAGCAGTTGATAAAGTTATAGTAGGCAACTTGAGCAATTTAGCTAATGGTCAGCCTTGTACAGAAGTAGCTTTACAAAGAGTTCAATACTATATGAATGGTATGGATGTTACTATGAATTTTTCAGTATCATCAGGTACAGCAGGATTTATAGCTAAACTAAATGAAAACGATTTAGGAGATATGGATTTCAGAGACTACAGTGGCATACCTAATACAACAACCAATAAGAATGGTAATATTAGTTTTACTACTTCAGGTCACTCTGCTGGCGATACATATACAATTATATTAACCTTATTAAAAGCGTAGGAGCAATTATGGACGATTATATTATCTATGGAGCAGGTTTCCCACCTCAGTATTATGTACTAGAAAAGGGCGAAGATGGCATTTGGAAATCAGTATTTGGACCTGATCCAGATTTGGTAGATGCTGAAGCAAAGTTAAATGATCTTAGTGGTGTAAGAGCTAGAAATGATAAAGGACAGTTAGTTGGAGATGATCCGTCTACACCTAACATAAATGAAGCTTATGTTTCTGGTAAAGCACCTAAGAAAAAAGTAGCAGCTAAAAAAGTTGCAAAAAAATCTAAAGCCAAAGGAGGCAAATAATGAAAGAAATGAAAAAAATGAAATACAACATTGGTAAAAAAGTAATGATGCGTGGCAACATGATGCCTGGTGGCAAAAAGGCTATGATGAAAAAAGGCATGAAAGAACCAATGATTGAAATGGAACAAGCCAGAGTTGGAAGACTGTATGGTGGCAAGGTCTAGTAAATGTCTAGAGGAAAGAAAGACTCTCGTTTAAAACGAGCAGGTGTTTCTGGATATAACAAACCTAAACGTACACCCAATCATCCAAAGAAATCTCACATTGTTGTTGCCAAAGAAGGTAACAAAGTTAAAACTATTCGGTTTGGACAGAAAGGAGCTAAGACAGCAGGCAAACCTAAAAAGGGGGAGTCTGCTCGTATGAAAGCAAAACGTAAATCATTTAAAGCTCGTCATGCTAAAAATATTAAAAAAGGAAAAATGTCAGCAGCATATTGGGCTGACAGAGTAAAATGGTAATGTCGAGAGCAAACTTCGGTAAACTTACCAGAAGTGCACCAACAAGCAGGAGAAAGAAAAATGCCTCTCAAAAAGGGAAGAAGTTCAAAAGTCGTAAGCAAGAATATAAGTACTCTCGTAAGAGAAGGTAAACCAAGAAAGCAAGCAATAGCTATTGCTTTAACTAAGGCAGGTAAAAATGGCAAATAAAAAATTAAGAGATATACCAGAAGGTAAAAAATTTAAAGGTTTAAGATTACTACCAGAAAAAGTTCGTAATAGATTTAACTATAAAGCTGCAGGAAAGAAAGTGGTTAAGGTTAAAGGTGTTGATGTTTCTGATCTAACAAAAAGACAACAAAAAACATTGAAAGCACACTCTGTACATCATACAAAAAAACACATGAAAGCTATGGTAGATGATATGAAAAAAGGAGTTACATTTGGAGCTTCACATAAAAAAGCTCAAAAGAAAGTAGGTAATTAATGGCAACAAGCGGTACAACAACATTTAATTTAGATTTAGGCGATATCATGGAAGAAGCTTATGATATCTGCGGTATAGAATTAAGAAGTGGTTATGATTATAAAGGTGCAAGACGTGCACTTGATCTGGTATTTCTTGAATGGCAAAACAAAGGATTAAATTTATTTACTGTTGTTACTACTACACAAGCCCTTACAGAAGGCACAAGTTCATATCCTTTGCCAGCAGATTCTTTAGAAATAATAGATGTTTCTTTGAGAACAGATGCAGGAGTTGTTGATAAACAAAAAGACACAAGACTTACAAGAATATCTAGAACACAATATAGTCACATAGCAAACAAATTATTACAGTCTAGACCAACACAATTTTATATAGAGAAGTCTAGTTCAGGTAACAATATTGTATTATGGTCTGCACCAGATAACGCAGAAACATATACATTAGTTTACGATTACATAGCTAGGATAGAAGATACAGGTAAGCCTGCATCAAATAATGCAGATGTACCAGTAGCATACTTACCCTGCCTTACCTATGCATTAGCTTATAATATTGCTTGTAAGCGACCTGAAGCTCAAGAAAGAATAGGCATGATAAGAGCTAGATATATGGAGCTATGGGATGAAGTATCTAGTGCACAAAGAGAAAGAGCTAATATAAAACTAGTACCTAACTTGAGGATGTACTAATGTCATATGCAAAAGGATCAAAAGCTTTAGGAGAATGTGATAGATGTGGATTCACATATAAATTAGCTGAATTAAAATATGAAGTAGAAAATGAAACTAGAAATGGCTTACGAGTTTGTGATTCTTGTTTAGACCCAGATCATCCACAGTTTCAGTTAGGCAGAGATGTTGTTGCTGATCCAGAGGCTTTATTTGATCCAAGACCAGATCAAGGTAATTTTACAAGTTTATTTACAGTTGCAATACACACACAACCAATAGAAGGTAAGATAGGGAATGTTAAAGTAGTACTATGAGTTTTACACACACAACGCTGAAACAAGCTATACAAGATTATACAAACAATACAGAAACATCTTTTGTAAATAATTTAGATTTATTTATAAAACAGTCTGAAGAACGTATTTTTAAAATGGTAAATCTGCCTGTTTATAAAAAAAATGTAACAGGTACATCAACAACTGGTAATGAATTTTTAGCAGCACCAATAGATTTTGCTGCACCATTTTCTTTAGCAGTTGATAACTCTGGATTAGAACATTTATTGTATAAAGACTTACCTTTTATTAGAGAAGCATATCCTGATAATGCAACACAAGGTGTACCAAAATATTATTCATTGTTTGATGATAACTCTATTATTATTGCACCCACACCTAATGCAGACTATAGATTTGAATTGAGTTATTTTTTTAAACCAGAATCTATTACAGTTGCAGCTAGTGGCGAAACATGGTTAGGTACAAATGCACCTAATGCATTATTATTTGGTTCACTAGTTGAAGCATATACTTTTATGAAAGGCTCACCAGACATTATGCAAAATTATGAAAAGAGATTTGCTGAAGCTATTGATAGATTAAAGAACTTAGGTGAAGGTAAAGATACAAAAGATAATTTTAGAACTGGACCAGTAAGGAGAGTATCTAACTAATGTTTTCACCACAAATAGAAGTAGCAAATGTAAAGGTTGCAACAACAAAAAACAAAGGACATGACCCTGAATTTTGGGTTGAAAGAATTATGGAAAGATTAATTTCTGTAAGTGAAGGTGCTGATCCTATGGTAAAGGAACAAGCAAAAGCTTTTAAAGGTAGTATAGAAAAACTTTTAAATTACTATATAAAGCAAGCAATTCAAAGTGATAGAGCTACTGTCATTGGATTGTTAGAGAAACAAGGTCATACTGACATGGCTGATATTATAAGGAGACTATAATGGCAATAGCACAAGCAATGTGTAACTCATTTAAGCAAGAAATTTTAGTGGGCACACATAATTTTTCTGCAGGAACTCATGCTTTTAAACTAGCACTTTTTACAAGTTCAGCAAGTTTAGGAGCAGGAACGACTGCTTATTCAACTTCCCAAGAAGTTACAGGCACAGGTTATTCTGCTGGCGGTGGTGCACTAACAAGTGTAACTCCAGTATTAGATAACCAAACAGCAGTTTGTGATTTTAATGATCTTACTTTTGGTAGTTCAACTATTACAGCTAATGGTGCTTTAATATATAACACAAGTGCTGCTAATAAGGCAGTATGTGTATTAGCGTTTGGCACAGACAAAAGCAGTACAGCAGGAGATTTTACAATTCAATTTCCCCCTGCAGATGCTAACAATGCGATTATAAGGATTGCATAATGGCAGGTGTTAATGTACCAGTATTTGGTAACTTCGCTACATCTTTTGTGAATAGCGTATCTAAGTTACCAATAGAGGTTACACAAGACACCTTACAAACAAGCGTAGGATTTACAACTGCTAATGTAATAGCAGGAACAGGAATAACAGTAATACCAACTGGAGTTTCAGCAACAGGACAGATAACAGAACCTTTAATATGGGAAGTTATCAATGATGCACAAACACCAGGATGGACAATAATACCAAATTAATATGGCAACTTTTGTAAACAATTTAAGATTAAAAGAAATAAACACAGGTGATGAGTCAGGCACTTGGGGTGCTTCTACTAATGTCAACTTAGAACTTATTGGTGAATCTTTAGGTTTTGGCACTAAGAATATGGCAGCTGATTCAAATACTACATTCACTATGTCTGATGGTATTCCAGATCAGGTCAGATCAATGCACTTAAAAATTACTTCAGGTGTAGCTTTAACTGCTACAAGAGAAGTAACACTAGGTCCAAACACAGTCTCTAAATTTTGGATCATAGAAAATGCTACAACTGGTGGTCAATCTATTACTATAAAACAAGGAAGTGGTACAACAGTTACGATTGCTAATGGTGATAACAAAGCTGTGTATTCAGATGGTATTGGTGCTGGTGCAAATGTAAAAGATTCTTTTGATGGCATATCAATAGGTTCTGGAAAGTTTGCTTCTTTAAATGCAACTACTGCAAACATTGATGGTGGAACTATAGATGGAGCAGCACTTGGTGGTTCATCAGCTATTACAGCTTTAACTTTATCTGGTAACTTAAATGTATCTGGTGGAACAATAAAATTAGATGGATCACATCCAATAGGGTTAGGTAATGTTGTTGTTGGTGAAGAAGCTGGTAATGCATTTACTGGTTCTAATTTATTTTCAGTTGCTATTGGTTATAGAGCACTAAAGTCATCAACTAGTGGATCAGCAAGCACAGCTGTTGGTTCAAATGCTTTAGAAAACAATACTGTTATAGGTAACTGTGCTTATGGTGGTGGGTCACTTCAATCAAATACAACAGGACAATTTAACACAGGTGTTGGCACACAATCATTGGCAGACAATGTTACAGGTAAACAAAACACAGCTATAGGTTTTCATGTATTAGAGGCAAACTTAGGCGACCACAATACAGGTCTTGGAGCTTATTCATTAGAAGATAACACTACAGGAGCACGAAATATTGCTATTGGTACAGAAACAATGCAAGCCAATACAACACAAAGTGATCTTGTAGCCATTGGTTATAAAGCTATGGATGTAGCTCAAACTGGTACTGAAGGTTTAATTTTTGGTGAATCAAATAATTTTACATTAGGAGCTGTAAATGGTAGTTCAACTATAACAGTTACTATGACAGTAGCAGGACTTACCTGTGAAATGCGTGGCATTAAAGTTGGTCAAGGATTTAGAATTTTTGGTAATCGTTTAGGTGGTATAGGTCAACCTGATCTTGGTGGCAATATAGATGCTTTAGTTCTTTGTGGATCAAGCACAACATTTAGTAATAAGACTCATACTATTACAGCTTTACCAGGCGGTGAACAAGGAAATACATTTACTTTTACTGCAACAGATGGAGCAGGCAATCCTGTTTTAGCTAATGCTTCAGATACTGGTGATGGTACTGGTGGTAATGCAAGTTACGATTTGCGAACAGTAGATAGCTATAATGTTGCTATCGGAAACTTTACAGGTATGTCTCTTTCTTCTGGTGGTCTTAATATTATGATGGGTCATAGAAGTGGTAGG